TAGATTGGTAAGTAGCTTTCTAACATCTTTATAATAAAACTCTACTAAGTCTTCAACTAAATCTTTTTTAATGTTTAGATCTTCAGATACTACATCATAGATTCTTTTAGCTTTCCTTGGATTCATCTCCTAAAAATTTGTAATCTAAAAGAATAGTTCCTTCTGTCTGAATTTTTAAATCTGGATTTAGTTTAATTAACTTTTTGTTAGATGCATCTTTAATTACCAAATTATTTTTCTCAGCTTTATTTACACTGTTTCTCACAGTTTGCGGAGATTTAAAGATTGGTTCTTCCTCAGAAGATGCATCATAACAAAAGTCTGTTAATTCTATTGGTTCATTAAAACTTAGTAAAGTCAAGCAATTAAGATCTGAGTCACTAAGATTAATTCTCTTAATGTAGCAGTGTGTAAGAATCTGGAATTTAACCACATCCCATTTGGGCATTCTTACTCTTTTCTGTACTTGATTTACTATGGCCATGATTACCCTCTTTTAAGCTTTCTGCCCTCAGATTTGTTTGGTTCAGAAGATTCTTCTTGATCATCTTCCTCTTCTTGTTGTGGGCCATTTACCATCATGGCAAATTGATATTGAATACTAGATCTTTTAAATCTTGTTTCATCAATTTCTAAAAGCATTTTTTCATAATCCAACTGAGCTCTTAAATAAGGCATTGATTCTCTATAGAATTCAAGCATCTTTTCTTTTTGCTCAGCTAATTGTTCTGGAGTCATCTCCATTTCTGGTTGTTGGTTTGTTTCCATAAGACTTTAATTTATATTAGTTTACACAAATATATATAAAATAAGTTTAAATAAAACAAGTTTAAATAAAAAATCCAGGTATACTACATACCTGGATCACCTTACTTAGAGAACAGTAATTTATTTTTTTCTTTTAGTTGTAGAGCCAACTGATCTTTTGGTTTTAACAGATCCTCCTTTTTTGTTTTCTTTAAGGTCTTGAATTTTATCTTTAATTCCACCAACATTTTTAGTATATGCTAAAGCTCCAGCTGCTATTGAACCAATTGCTGTACCAATTTTTTTAAGAACAGGTCCTGCTGCATTTGCAGCAGCTCTTCTTTTATTAGCTTTTTGTGCTCTTTTATGACCACAGCCTCTTATAGGATCACATTGTTCTTCTTTAGCCCCTCCTGCCTCATATTTTTTAACTGATTTAATTTTTTTCATGACTAGCGATTTTTAATTGTTAGATTTAATATAGTTAGTAAGTAAAAGTTTCTGGATATATCCATTTCAAATGATAGGATATCTAATGATGATAATCTTATTCTGATCATTATTTTATCCCATTGTTTTGTGGATGATTTCCAAGAGTTTCTAAATTTCATTTTATAGGTTTTTTAACATGTCTATTACTTTAGGATCTGGATACATATCACTCTTATCTTTTCTCACAGAGTTATGTGTATAGATTCCAGGAACCCCTTTAAATGCTTCTCTATCAATTGCCCAGATTTCTGATCTATAAGTCTTAGGAATATCATATGTTTCACATAAGTATTCCACTAGTTGTCTTAGAGATTCAATCTGTGCATCTGAATATTTATACCAATATTTGGTACCTTTAAATGGTGTCTCAAGAGTTGTTACATTCTCTGGTTTAACTACACCATTTACATAGTTATAGTATTTGCCATTGCGGAGTTTTAATGGCCCCCAGTTGCAAACTTCTATACCTACAGAAAGTTTATTTAAGTTCTGATACTTTGCACCATTCTTAGTAAAGTCTTCTGAATCTATACCTAAATGCCAAGCCCAATGTTTAGATGAGAAACATTGTACAATGTCCCCATTCTCACCAATAACAAATGCAGTTGCTATTCTTGTATCATTACTATTCCAGTATCTTGATACAGCTACTGCATTGCCTCCACCTGCTGTATGATGTAGGTAGATTTGTGTCTTCTTAGACTCTTCAGCATAGAACTGATCTTTGTCTAATCTTGCTTGAACAATTTTATTAATATCCAGTTTCATTAGTTCTTGATGTCTTTGTAAGTGTCTGATGCGTCTTTTAAACCTTTTCTTAATTTCTTTACAGTATCACAAGTTTTTCTAAGTACATTGTTTCCGGTAATATCAAACCAGTTTTCATTAATAGAAGCTAATTCTATAATTGAGAATATACCTAGTAGGATATTAGTTAAAATAGCTGGTACAGAAATTACAAAAGAAAACCCTAAGAAGTCAAGTAAGCTATTTGCAAATGGAGTTAATGCATAATAGTCTAATGGAAATACTACACCTGCAGTGATATAATATCCTAGAGATTTGTATACATATCCTTGTCTAAGAATTCTAGATTGAAATATATCTCTGTATTTTCTTTTAGTTTGTTTAGCTATTTTTCTAAGAGATATTAGTTTAACTACAGTATCTACAAAGATTATAAACATTAAAACAAGAACCATAATTTCAATTGGTGCAAAGAAAGAAGAGACTGCCAAGATTCCTAAAGTTATATTTGTTTTCATATTGTAGGTATTTGAGCTTTAATCAGACGGTATATAATATATAATATAATAATTATTAACCATATACCACCTAACCATGCTAGGAAATTAACCCAACCGGGGATGTATTTTATCTTTTGTGGCTTTTGAGTTTTTGTAATCAGCTGTGTTTTATAAATAGTATTGCCTCTTACAGTTCTGTAAATAGTATCTACGCGGGCAACTACTTTGTATTTATTGTCTCTAACTCTTGATTGTAACTTAATAATAGTTCCATCTTTTTCTGCTAGTCTAGAGGCATATACATTACCTAATGAATCACAGAATAATGTATCTTCTATATATACAGTTTCTCCCGGGATATTAATAGTTGTATCTCTAATTTGAGTTATAGTAACTATACTATCTTTCTGAGTACATAGTGGACAGTATTTTTCAAGTCTTCTTTCTAATGAGCAAGAAGTAATAAATACTAACAGTAAAGAAAGTATAATTAAATGTTTCATTCTGTTACTTGATATAAAGCTTGAACAAATAAATTAATGTCATCATATGATACTTCATCTATAGAGCATGATAGATCAAGTAATAGAATTCCTTTATCTGTTGGTATATGAACTTGTGTTTCACTAATGATCTCATATTCTCCATCAAATATATATTCAACAGCATTGAATATAAAACCATTCTCAATTGTTACTATATTAAACATAAGCTAAAACTTTACAAAGATCAATATTTGCAATATCAGATGCTTGTTGACATTGCATAGTTAATAGGATGTAGTTATCTACTGTTGCATTGAATGGCACATTAAGAACTGAACCATTTGTATAATCTGAATAAAAAGGATTAGTAAAATTAATCAAATCAGTTCCATTGTAACTGAATACCCGTTGACAATGACCAAGATATTGAGTACCACCACCATTCATTGTAAAGGTAGTATTGAATAAGGTAGCACCTGTCAAGCTGTTGGTAGTGTTGAAATAGATACGTCCATATAACTGACCAAGATTACCTGATTGTCTAAACATTCTAAATACAACTTCAAGAATGTTATCATTAGTAAAGGTATTTGCAGGTATTAAAAAAGACTTCGCTACTGTTATAGTTGTTGAACTTGTTTGTGTACCGGTTGTTCCAGAAAAACCAATTATTTTTGGATTAGAAGGACTTGAAACTTGTATTGTTGTACTCATTATAAATTAATATGTTTTATTTATAGCTTATCTACTTATTTCTTCCCAATCTACAGAAACATATGCACCTAAAGTTCCTCCTATAGCATCAATAGCCATTTCAATTACTAATTCAAAAGGAGTTCCTGTAAAAGTATTTCTTTCAAGTTGAGTTGCAAATAAAGCTTCTTTTAATATGTTAATACTTGGAGAACCTTGGTTAGAAGAGTTTACATATCCTTGTGCTAATACTCTACCTCCAGCAGCAGATGTACCTGTTAAGTTATATGCAACAGCAGAATCAACCCCAACAGCAGTCCATAAACCACCAGTTATAGTTGCAGATTGAACAACTCTCCAAGCATAGTTTTTACCATTACCTAAACCTAATATAGACGCAGCAGTAAGTATTACAATTCCATCTAGTTTAGTTGGTATAAGTCTTAATCCTACAATAGGATAAAATGTCCCTGCTACTGGAAATGTTCTTGGAGTAAGTATTGGTGTACCAACAGCTTGTTGTGCTCCTCTTAACTCATATCCTCCCTCTGATATTACAGAAGAACAAACTTGTTTTAATGTGGTTGCTGTTGCAGTTGATGCATTAAGTATCTCGTATCTTAATGGTAATGAAGCTGTAGTAATGTAAGTAGAAGTAATTAAGTTAGCATGATTAAATCTATGACAAACTATAAAGTTCCCATCTATTATAAATCCTATTCTTACTGTGCCTTCACCTAACCACTCAATATCCATAAATAGAATCTGAGCTTTACTAATATCTAAAGTTATTCCTGATGGTCCATTACCATCCATTGTGTCAGCATTCCAAGAAGCTTGGGGTACAACAGTTTCAGTTACTACACCTGTAACTAGACTTCTTTCTACAAAACTTAAAGTATTATCTCTTAATTCAATGTATATACCATTTTCTGTTCCAAAATAACCTACTCTTTGTCTTAAGTTAGTTTGAGCTGGAGCCATTACAAATGTATTCATAACCAACAAAGACTTACCTGGTTGATAAGAAAACACTTTTGCTGTTTCTCTTATTACTTCAGATCCAGCTGTACCAGTTACATTTAGATTTACTAATCCTTCATTTGGACTAAATACTGCAGTACCTCCACTTGTTGTAGAAGTATTCCATAAACCATTATCTCTATATCTATGAGATGAATCAAATAATGTTAATGGTTGTGCGGTTCTAATTCTACCAAATGCATCTGTGAGCATTGGGTATTGGGTAAGAATATCATTAGAACCTGAACCTCCAGCTATGGAAACTATGGTACTCATAAGTTATTGTATCCAAGTAATTAAAAATGTAGTACCTGTTGCATCATAAGTAATACCACTTAGAGTGTTATTCTTATCAGGAGCAAAATTTACAGTTGTTCCTGCAGGTATTGTAACACCATTGACTGTTCCAGAAGCAGTTCCAACATTGGCTATTGAAAAACCATATGTTACTGATATACCTCCAGCACCAGTATCAGAAAGAATTACAGGTGTTCTTGTTGCTACTGCACTACTCCCTACTAAAAAATCATAAATTTTTTGTAGACCTTCAAGTACTTTTAATTGCCATGGGAAGTTATTTCCCTTGTTTCCGTAATCTTTTAAATTTCCTATTGACATAATTAGTATTTGTTAATTAATAATCATAAAGTGAATTCTTACTGCTTGGTTTAAGGCAGCATTTCCACCATTTCCAATGGTAACACCAAAAGATCCTGCTTGCACAATTCCCAAAATTAAAGAGGGTATACCCGCTGCTGCTCCTCCATATTGCACTGTAAGAAGTACTTTTGATGTTGCAGTAACTTTATCATTAAGCACAGTAAAACTTGTTTTTGCATTTGCAGCAAGAGTAGAAGATACTGTAGTAATTACTCCATTATGAGCATTTATTTTAACTGGTGTTGTAATACTTGTCAACTGAGTTACAGTATCAGTATCATATAGTGATTGTAATGGTGCAGCATTAACTGCTAGTGGTAACCAACCGTCATCTCTAGAAGAATCTTGAGCCCCAATAGGTAATAGGTTAGTAACATCTGTAGGAAGGGTTTCTCTGTAGTTTCCTGCTTTAATCCAGGAAATAAAATTTAGAATATCCATGATCTATCTTTTACCTTGTTCAACATATTTTTGTTTCTGATTATCATATTTATCTAAAACTTTTTTAGAGTCTTTACCATACTTTTTTTCTAGATATGTTCTTAAATTATTTGTTGCCATAATGTATATTTTAATTAAAGAATTCTACTGTTGCTGATATAGGCACAGCTATTGTAAAGTCAATTACTACTGTTGCATCAAAAGAGGTACCTGCTGTCATTACTAATGTAAACCAATGATCTTCTGGAGCACTAATTGTATCATCATCTGCTATAAAAGTAGATGCTGTTGAAATTAAATTACCAGAGCCATCTGCTACCAAAACAGTTCTTGCCATTGCAGAAGCAACAGTGTCATATACATTTGTGTTATCAGCAAGAATAACAGAGTCTTCTCTAACTCTTAATAGCTTATCAGAACCTACAACAACACCAATTAATAATGCATAACTAGCAGCACCATTAACTACTGCTATTCCTTGTATTCTGTATTTTTTATATATGCTACCATTAGATAGTGTAATAGTCCCTCCTATTGTAGACATAGTAGCTTGAACAGCTGGTTCAAGTGAACCATCAACAAAAGTTACTGAAGGATCACCTACTTGACTAGCAAAGTCAGAAACTTTTATAGCTACAGTAGTGTATTTATCATCTCTAGTTTCTGTTCTGATTCCAATAGGAAGCAAAGCATCATCAGGAGCTGATGTAACAACTCTTCTTTTACTAGCTATCCAGGAGATAAAATTTAGTATGTCCATGATGTATTAAATTAGATTCTAACAACTGAAAGAAATCTTCTACTGATGTTAGCAAACGCACCTACTGCTTCAACAGTAACTGCAATATATACATTTTGTGACCAGTTTATAACTCCGGAAGATGTAGCATTGCTAAATAAAGGAGAATTATAGTTAGTCGCAGTTGCAGCAACTGAACTATCAGAATTTGAATCTCCGTCAATAAGACCATTGTTTACAGAATAAAGTGTATTTATGTTACACCATACATCTCTTTCAAACTTAGTTCCTATTTGTGTAGATCCAACTGTAGCAGTGTTTGTTCCACCAAGTAAAAATCCACCAGCAGTGTATACATTGCCAACATTAGGAATATTATTTGTCATGTAAACTCTAACAATAAAAGTACCAGCACTAGGTTGTTTACTAACAAAAGCTTTTATATTAAGAATTGGATTAGTACTATTATTAAATGTATTTGCTGGAATGGTAGATGCAGACATTGTATACTGGTTTCCATTATTTGGAAAACCATATGTTGGTTGAAATGTATTACTAAAACTTGGAGAAGCTGTACCAGATGGGCCAACAGGACCTTGGATACCTTGCGGACCTTGAGGTCCAGTAGCTCCTTGAGAAGCTAACAATGCCCACTTAGTAGGATCTAAGTTAGGTGTAGTTGTTGTAGGGCCTACATTAGCAGTACAGAACCAAGAAGCTCCACCATAACCTACTGCATCATCAACTACATAACTATTTAATGCTGACCATGCACCTTGCCAATTAAGACCTGCTGGTCCTACTGGTCCTGGTACACCTTGTGGTCCTTGTGGTCCTTGTGCTCCTGGTATACCTTGTGGTCCTGGAGGAAGTCCAGCAGCAACTTGTGTTGCAAAGTTTTGTACAGAAATTGCAGCTGTTAAATATGAGTCATCTCTTCTTTCGTCTAGTAATGCAACAGGTAACAAACTTGTTGCAGGATCTGCAGAAGTAACTACTCTACGACCTCTAATCCAAGAAATAAAATTTAAAATATCCATGATTGTTTTTGTTTTTAAAAATAATTATATACACTATATCTATAATATAATGAAAATTATTTAGATAACAAATTATTTCTCCTGGATATTTTGTTCTTGCGGTGGGTTTTGCTCTTGTATTATTTTTTCTAAGTACTGCACTAACGGTAATGCATACTTAAATGGTATCTCAGCTAAATAAGTTTTTAGCTCCTCAATGTTTTTTTCTTCTAGTGTTATCATGATATTATTGTTACTCCTATAGCATCTGCTACATATTTATTTACTATATTGTTATCTGTACCCCATGCAGCAAACTGCTCCTCCGTCATGGTGTAGTTGCCATCCAATAAGCCTGTGCCATCCTCATCATATAGTTGCCAATATGTTGTAGCTGTGGTAGCATTGGTAGCAAAGTTCAAAACAAGCACTGACATCTGAGATGCTGTGCCTTTGGTTGGTATGTTAAGTGGTTCTATGTGTATCATTATACTGATGTTATTGTTTCCCAAGCTGATGCAGTTCTAACACATAGCTTGTTTAATGTTGTATCATATACCACTAAGCCTGCAGCAGGTGAAGCTATTGCATTCTTTTGTGTGGTTGTCATTCGTGGGGGTAGGAAGCCACGAGTAGTTGAGTCAACTGCTAATTGTGCTGATGCTTGATAGGTCAAACCTCCCACACTACTTATTGACACAGATGAGGTAGTAACTTTTACTGCATCCGTTCCTGCAGATAATGCCCGAATTTCCATTCCATCAGTTGGAGTACCCGTACCACGTGCAATATAGATATTGTTGTTATTCATTAACAAAGAACCACCCGTTAAAGTCAAGTTACCACTCACCCTAGCAGTACCATTCACATCCAAAGAAAAAGATGGACTACTTGTACCTATCCCTAGTCTATTATTTGTGTTATCCCAAAATAAGTTAGCACTCTGCTGTAGCACATTACCTGTACCTTGGAATAGTACCCCGCCAATAGTACCTGATGCTATTGCTGTGGTGCC